CTCGGGAGGAGATTCTAATTCGCGCGTACGGGGTTCCAGTTAAGTCCCACGCCACCAAGTTTCCTAAGTTCAATAAAGAAGTCAATGTTGTCCAGCCATCAGAGATCCCAACTACGAATGTTACTCGCTATCAGATTATTGACCCAGCGGGTGCGAAGAATTGGTTTATGGCTTGGATTGCTGTGGATGCGTCTGGTACATTTTGGGTATATCGTGAGTGGCCGGGTGTTGATGTAGGTGACTGGGCTGAGTGGAAGGGTGGCAAGTGGATGCCAGGACAAGGGGCTAAGGGGCAGGGCTTTGGTATCCGTGACTACATGGACTTAATTGCCGAGCTTGAGGGTGACGAAAAGATCTTCGAGAGGCTGATCGACCCTCGTCTTGGAGCTGCCAAGTACCAGTCAGCGGATGGGGCATCCTCTATTATCGAGGATTTGAATGATGCTGGCATGGTTTGTATTCCAGCTCCAGGGTTAGACATCGACGATGGGTTGCAGGCACTTATTGGCAAGATGTCATGGGATACCACTAGACCCGCAGATTCGGTCAACCGACCGCATTTCTATGTCTCTTCCGAGTGTGAGAACATTATCCAAGCGTTGTCTGAGTACACGGGTGATGGTGGTTTAAAGGAGGCGTGGAAAGATTGCTACGACCCAGAGACTGAGGTTCTAACAGAGAATGGATGGATTAAGTTTTCAGATCTGCCTAGAGATTTAAAGGTAGCGACAATGTCTCCAGATGGATATATGGAGTTCCAACAGCCAATCGGGTATGTTGAGAATTACTACGATGGGTTTATGTATGAGGCGCATAGCCACAGCATTGATTTCAAAGTGACCCCGAACCATAGGATGTTGGTCTACCCGCAGAAGTCGCAGTTAACATTTAGACTGGCAAAGGATCTATACAGGCAGGACACATTCCCAATCTGCACTAATGGACTGCGAGAAGAAGAATGCTCGATGATTGAGCTTTGGGATGGTAAATGGGTAGCCGAAGCCGACTGGGCCGAGTTTATTGGTTGGTTTGTCTCTGAAGGTAGTTCTACGGGGTCGCGTGGCGGAAAGATCCAAATACCTGGCCGAGGGTACTCGGTTTACATTTCACAATCAAAATCAGCAAATCCCCAGAAATGTGAAAGGATAGAGAAACTGCTTGATTCTCTAGGATTCGTATGGGCCTACAGGAATACTAGCTATGTTGTAAGTAGCAAGAAGCTGTGGGAGTTGCTGCATCCACTTGGCAATTCGGGTCAAAAACGAATCCCAAGGAATGTGTTGAATATGCCTAGACAGGCCCTTGAAAGGCTGTGGGAGTCGTTGGTTCTTGGAGATGGGTGGATTGACAAAGGAAGCGAATGCCACAAGTACGCCACGGCATCACTTGGGCTAGTGGACGACATTCAAGAGCTGCTTCAGAAACTAGGAAAGCCATGTAGCTCGATATACACCAGAGATGCTGGATATAGTGGAGGAATTATTCATGGGCGGAAAGTTGTTGGTACAATGCCCCTGTACATGCTTGGAGAAAGGCACGGCAAAAAAGCCACAATTACAACCAAGGATAAGCGAATGCTGCTTGAGAAGACCCTATACTCTGGCATGGTTTATTGCGTTACAGTATCAAACGGTACGCTTGTTGTCCGCCGAAATAAGAAGCCAATGGTGTGCGGAAATTGCATTGATGTTCTGCGCTACGCCGCTATTGCAGGAATAGATCATGTTGACGAAACCCGAAATCTTGCTACAAGACAAGGAGCTGGAGGCTACTAACAAGCTATGAAGACTCAAAACAAACCGATAGTTGCCGAGGAGCTTATCATCGATTGCTTAAAAGAAGCGTATCTCAAGAGGGCAAAAATGGAAGAATATGGTAAAACTCCTAGACTTACCGAGGAGATTGAAACTCTTGAACATGCGATTCGATACATGAAATCTAAACTAAACCATGAAAACATCACCAACTAAGAAAACAGCAAAGCGCGGTCGCCCACCAAAAGCTAAGCAAGAAACCCTTGATTCCCCCGTGGAACCTCAAGATGATACCACCTATGAGGGCGACTATCTAGTTATCCGCAAATGCCCAAACCCTAGCTGGGTCATGGTTCGCATGGATGGTGAGGCAGTACCAGTTAAGGCTCCACCTAGGGTATCGCACAAACTAGTTGGCAAACCTATAAAAGTTGTTATGATACGCCCCGAAGTAGGCGAGCAGTTCTACGAATACATGCCATCATGAGCGCACCAACAGAAGAGCAGGAAGAGTCGATGATCTACGCCGAGGACGGCCCAAATGTCATGGCGTTGGCTGATGCCTACGACAATTGCCTTATTGACTTGGAGGAATACTTTGAGGCTTGCTTGCGCTCGTATGATGACCGCCGTAACCTTTGGCCAGGTAAATCAGACGATCTCCGTAAACAAGCCGCAAATGCCTTTCCTTGGCAGGGAGCTAGTGATATTGAGGTCAATGTCGTAGGAGAGCGTATCGACGCATTTGTGGCCATCCTAGACCAAGCTCTGCAGCGTTCCCACATTAAGGCGTTCCCGACTTCTATGGCATCCATGCCACGGGCCTCAATGGTGTCCGGATTCCTCAAGTGGATGCGCTCGTCTTATATCCCAAACTTCCGTCAGCAGATGGAATTGGGTGCTAATTATCTGCTAGAGAAGGGGTTGATGGTGTCGTATGTCGGATGGAAGCGTGAAAAAAGGACATATTTGCAACAGGTATCCATCGAGGAAATCGCACAAGTCTCCCCCGATCTAGCGGAACTTATTGTTAGTGGTGCTGATGACGAGATGGTATTCGGTATGCTTCAGACAGCGTTCCCCGACCTATCGTCAAAGCGTGCAAAAAAAGCCATTATGGATCTTCGTAAGAAGGGTCTGGCTGAAGTCTCTGTCCCTCGTACATCGGTAGATTGCCCAGTAGTTTACTCATGCGCCCCCGATGGCGAGGTTCTTTTCCCATCGTATGTGACTGATCCTCAACGCGCTCCGTATGTGTTCTGGCGCACATTCCTAACATCTCAGGAGCTTGAGAAAAAAGTAACCTCCGAGGGCTGGGATGCCGGTTGGGTTGAAAACGCTATCGAGCGTCTCCGTGGGAAGGATTCCATGTACCTTGACGGTGAGAAGCTTAAGACAATCGACCGCTTGCCTATCACGGACGACAACGACCTTGTGATGGTGGTGTATGGCTACCAGCGTTTGATCGACGAGGAGGACGGTTCTGAGGGCATCTACTGTACGGTCTTCCACCCAACCACAGAAGGTTTCGCCAAACACGAACTCCTTAACGGCTATGACGACTACCCCTTTGTGGTTACGCGCCTATCGAACGACCAGAAGCGCATGTACGAAACCCAGACCTTCTCGGACATCCTCCGTGGAGCGCAAATGCAAATCAAGACCGAGCGTGATTCTCGTATTGATCGTGCTTCTCTGGCTACTCTCCCTCCATTGTTGCACCCGGCTGGTCGTCCGCCCTCTGATTGGGGGCCAGGCGTAAGGGTTCCGTATCGTCGCCTTGGTGAGATCCAATGGGGGCCACCGCCTCCAGCCGACAATGGTTCTGTTGAGGTTGAAGTATCAATGACCGCACAGGCAGATCGTGCCGTTGGTCTGGATATGTCCAACCCAATCTCTGCCTCCCGCCAGCAATTTGTGGTGTCCAAGTTCTTGGATCATGTCCGCGATGTGCTGAACATGGCGTGGAAGCTGTATCAACGCATGGGGCCAGACGAGGTGTTCTTCCAAGTCACCGGCAACCCCAACCCACAGGTGATGACCAAGGGTTCGGCTGATGAGAACTTCAGCATCGTGGTGAACTTCGACTCACAGAGCAACGACCCAGAGACTGCCGAGACACAGCTCAAGAACATGGTGTCATTGGTGCAACTCGACCGCAACGGCATCATGGATGTGAATAAGTTGCTTGAGTTTACGGCATCCAGTATCAATCCAATCTTTGCTGACTATGTCCTACAACCCGCTGAGGAGGCGCAGCAGAAGGTTGCTAAGAATGTCACAGATGACCTTGCTAAGATCTTCGCCGGCATCGAGGTTCCTGCCCAGCCTAATGGCGCACAGATGGCAATGCAGATGATCCAAGCCTATGTCCAGCAACCAGACATTATGCAACGCGCACAGCAGGATGAGGCGTTTGGTGCAAGACTTCAGAAATACGCCAGTCAGTACGAAATGATGCTGATGCAAGCACAGAACGCTGAGATCGGTCGTATCG